AGACTTCTTTGCTGGTGATTTCTTCTTGGCCGGAGACTTCTTTGCTGGTGATTTCTTCTTGGCCGGAGACTTCTTTGCTGGTGATTTCTTCTTGGCCGGAGACTTCTTTGCTGGTGATTTCTTAACCTTGGCCGGAGACTTCTTTGCTGGTGATTTCTTAACCTTGGCCGGAGACTTGGACTTTTTTGTCAATCGTTTACACAGGTCATCCTTTGACCCATCAGGTCTTTGTTTCTTCTTCTTGCATAGTTTAACGAGTTGGTCTTTCTTATAAGACATACACTTAACTTTTGTCATTGGTTTCGACATGGAACTGTATGTTTACCTATATAAAATATAAAAAATCATTTTTTTTAGTATAATTTCTTATCAATAAAGCATCGTATCTTGAAGGCATTCATTTGGGTGATAACATCACTTAAATCATCGTGCTTTTTATGGCCATTGAATATGAAATCAATAGTCTCTTGGTCTCCTCGAAGAGTCAAGATTTCCTTGGCCTTTATACATGACCACTTTTTTATAAAGGGTTTTCTCTCGTTCTTTTTAAACTTGACGAATCTTGTTCCCACCTGTTTTAGTTTCGGTGCTCCGAGTACATTCGTCTTGTTTCGTGATGGGAACCGAATGATGGGAAGATTAAGATAGTTGATAAGAACCCAAGAGATACAATGTTGCTCTACCCGTTGAGCCATGGGGTTTCGTTTCAATTGTTCTTCAATGACAACAAAGGAACATACATCAATCTTGTCTTTAATTCTATCCAAGTATATAGTGAGATTTCTAAATATCTGAATGTCAAATTGTGCTCCCTTTTTCTGGGACAAGTTAACCTTGTCCATAAAGATAGCCTTGCCATTCTTTAATACTTGGGACATTCCTTCTCTACAGTTGGGAAGTATTTCATTATTAAAGCCATATCTCTTTTTCTCTTTAGGTAGAGACACATCTTGAAGAGAACACTGGTCAAATTCCTCGATATAGATTGCCAGATTATGTATACCAACATCGATACTAAGTCCTCTCATTTTTCCTTTTATATCTATCGTGTTTATTTAGATATAAAAAGATTTAATTTACTCCAATGGTTCCAATGGTTCCAATATTCGGAGTTTATATCCGAACCAGAGTTTCTGACAAGGGGTTCCTAGTTCTCTTGAAAGATACTCTTGAAATAACTTTCTGGTTGGCAACATATCGACATGAGTTCCCTCGCACCATCTCATGAAGAAGCTATACATATCATCGACTAGGATTTCCTCATTCTCAGACTTGACAACACAATCATAGACGAACATATCAAGCATTGTCTCCATCTTGGGTTTTCTCTTGTAATTTTATTTTACAGAAATCATTTTTACAAAAGGAAGAAATCCAACAACACACTATATAAATCTCTGTGGTCAATGACTTGATCCTCAATATTCATATAGACTAATGGGTCTTCCGTACTAAACAAGTGATTAAACATACCCATATCTTCCAATACCTGAGGAAACTCAGTGTTTATAGCAATGGTTCCATCTCTTTTACGAGAGTGCATCATATTGTCTGTAAAATCTTTTGTATTTTTCTTATTCTCTACGATGATTTTATTGTCGTTATTTTCATAGCATGAATAATAGTTAAACTCTCCCTTGGCGTCCAAGAACTTGGCCAGTTTTAGAGCAACACTTTTAGGAACATAAAACCCCACAAACATCTCTTGAAATGAAGGATCTTCTGGATTGTTAGTACTAGATGTTGTATATACATACTTATTGAGTTCCAATATTTGCTCATAGAATTCTCCCGTCAAAGATCGTTCTACTCCCGTAATATTGGTCAAGTTATAGTCGGATCCATCTTTTCGTAATTTCTCAAGACCATCTTTTGCTTGTTTATATTCTGTAAGCTGGTTTATGAGAACAGAAATGGCGTTATCCTCTAAGAAATATCTGTCTCCTAACAGAGTTGTTTCGGCTGTTCCAAAACTACGTAAAAGATTCATTTTCTTGACATGTATTTGAGAACATTGTTCATCCCACTTTTTAGCCTCAGAAAACGACTTGGAGAGGTTAGAATACCCAAAGGTCAAGAGGTCTTGGAAAGTATTTTTGGTTTTATCAAGCAACTTGGTAGTCATTTTAATGTTGGTAAAATCAACATTAAAAACTATAAAAAATCATTTTTTATTGGCCTTGGCTTTGTCTACTTTAATTTTCCATTGCTGTGATAGTTTAGATAGTGGAATGGCCGGCATGACCCCTGCCTCATAATTAGCCCAATATTCATCTACTTCCTTTCGTATTTTTTTTAATCCACGAGCCCATTCAACAATGTCTTTTCCCCTTTTACGAGCAAATTCCGTAGAAGATGCTGATAGATCAGGGTAGATAGCCTTGGCTGCTTTTATCTCCGCGGCACTATAAACTTTCTTTTCCTTCTTGACTTTCTTTGCCGGTGATTTCTTCTTTGCCGGTGATTTCACTACCTTCTTTGCCGGTGATTTCTTCTTTGCCGGTGATTTCTTCTTTGCCGGTGATTTCACTGCCTTCTTTGCCGGTGATTTCTTTTTGCCGGCGATTTCACTGCCTTCTTTGCCGGTGATTTCTTTTTTGCCGGTGATTTCACTGCCACTTTCTTTGCTGCTTTCTTGACCGGAGACTTTTTCTTTGGAGACTTGACTGCCACTTTCTTTGCTGCTTTCTTGACCGGAGACTTTTTCTTTGGAGACTTTCCCATTTATTTATATACAAGATAAAATATTTTTAATTAATCGCTAAAAGTACCCATGGAGCAAAGGAAGCCGAGAAGCACCACATGGCTCCAACACTATGAGTATTTCCATACAATTTATACGAGATTAAAAACGAAGTGATAATCATAACAGCATTGATTCTTCCATGAGGTAGTCCGTACAAGGACAACATAACTAAAACACATACAAATCCGAGATAGTATTCTCTTCCATACGAACCCTGAGTCCATTTCCAGTGCAAATGAGGAGAAGATTCTGGAGTTACAATGGTATATTGCTTGTCCTTTTGGAACACTCCTCTGGTATATATAACTGTTAGACATAAAAATACCATCATGACGGCATCAATATAAACTGGTAATTTCTTTGGAGAGAACATTTTGATAGCAATCCACAAGACAATTGGTTCCAAGTGATTGATACACACTCCAAGTTTAGTAGCTATCTCGTTAACAACTCCATCCTCTTCTTTATTCCCTCCTCCTTGAGTCGTTCCTCCTTGAGTCATCCATAATATATACTCGATCAACTGCATCTGAACTACCCAAAAGTAAAAAATAGCCTCAGGAATACGCCCTCTTCTAAACAACATTAAAGAACCTATCACTCCAATAATGTAGGTAGAAGCCGATACCTCGGCATTGAAGCACATTTATTAAAGACAAGATTAAAAATTACATTCTCTTTACTATACTCGTATCGTCTATAATATCGTTATCAAAAAATGGAACATAGCGGAAACATTTCCGTGAAATAACAGCGTCATGGAATAATTCAGATACCTTTTTCTTTACCTTGTCGCTGAGATTGGATTTCGTTAAAATGGTCGTCAGGATTTCCCCAGTTTCTGATATAGCTTTGGGCAGGTGTAGTTTATTATTTTCTTCAAGGCGGACCATATACCTATAGAACTTTTTGGCATTTTTGGAATTAAATAAAGCAGCACAGGTGTACCTCACATGGGAGTGCTGATATATCTTGGTAAATTCCTTTTGTATTTCCGATAGGTATGTCCTTGTCTTTTCTATCCGTTCCATTGAAGATGGGAAATGATAAAATGACTTGGTTAAAAGATAACTAAAGTTGGGATGAAATCCCGGAGAAGACAAGACATATTTACAGTATGGAGAAACTGTTTTCATGACATCTATATTGCTCATAAAACAAGAATCAAAACATACAACTTTTAGAGAAGCTTTATGTTGGAGAAATTTTCTTTTTAAATCAGCCAGAGTAGCTACACGATGACTTGTAGTTCCATTTACATATCTCAGTTCCTGCCCGTTAGAATGCCCAGAATACATAAATCCATTAAATGGACTGTATGTCTTCCATAGATAATTAAATGTACGGGAAAAGGTCATTTTGGGTATAGTAGTCTCTTCCAACCCTTTCTCGGTCAGATGGTATATCGTTGAGAATTTTTTGTTCTGTAAATGAACATGGCATAGTACAATTTCTATCTTGATGTGATGGGGTATAGACTTGTGTAGAGAACGAATTTTAGGAGAAAGTTTCTTTGGCGAACGACGTGAGGACGAACGACGTGAGGAAGCCGAATAATATGAGGACGAATAGAGTTTTAAACATGGCAAGATATGGTCGTCGAACCATTTCTTTTCTTTGGGAGTGAAAGAATAATACATGACACACCATTTGAATGTTTCAATATCGCTCATTATAAGAAGAACAAGATTAAAATTATTTTGATAGCATCAAAATTATACATTCCCTGACAAGAATGAGTTCCAAACAAATTGTAATGCAAGTCCATTTTGTCTCACTGCTTCAAGGCAAAGTTCAGGAGTTTGAACATTGACATTTTTTAATGCCAGTCCATTTTTTCTTACTGCTTCGAGACAATTTTCTGGGGTATAAGATTCATCCAATATAGACTTTTTTGACTTACATGGGCAAGAGAAAAGACATCCAAGTTTCTTTTTATTGTATTCCTTCATTATCTTGGGCGTTCTGTATGCCGAGTATTGAAATGAATCTTTGTTCTGTTTGATTGCCTCTAGACACATGTCTTCAGTCTGTCCAAATTTAATATATTGTAATGCCAGCCCGTTCTGCTTGACTGCTTCTAAACAAATCTTATGCTCCATTTTCCCTTTCCTGTAAAAGTCTTTGTAAATTCATTTTTACAAAGAGTTAATTCTTTACCTATGAAGTAGCCGTGGAATTTTTTCTTCACATTCCACAGAAACCCAAGCTTCGATATCTTCGGAAGTCTTTTCGCTCGGTTCCTTGCATGCGCTCGGTTCCTTGCATGCGCTCGGTTCCTTGCATGCGCTCGGTTCCTTGCATGCGCTCTGAGCCTCAGGTTTCGTCTCACTTTTCTCGTCCTTCTTCTCCGTTCCGGTCTCACTTTGCTCGTTTTCTTCCGAATCATCCTCGGCAGTTCTGAGACGATATCCCTTCCATTTATTATGGCATGGTTCTATCTTCCAACGAGCCATAAAGTTATCAATCAATTCCTTTCTCTTGGGCATACAGTTGAGAGTATTTCCAGACTTTTTATACCATTCACTAAATGAACTACACAACTCAGCCGTACTTATAGACGCCTTGAGTTCCAATTTACTGTCCTCAATAATATTCATCTGAATATATTCATATATAATATCATTATCGCGACGATATTTCTTTCCTGCCTCAAGGACTTTTTGAGGGAAAGGACTCCACCATCCTCGACGAGTGACTTCTTTATACTTTTCAAATATCAGCCACATAAACTTGTCCCTCAGGCGTTCAAACTTGTCCTTTAGATATGGGTCAGCATTGAATATTTTCTTTTCATACTGCTCTTTAAGGGTGGCAGGAACCTCGGACTTTTCCGTGAGAAATTTGGACTCGTACGGAAGAACCAAGATACGATTCCAAGCGGCAGGATCTGAATATGGAATTACTGGCAAATCATTGCATACCATACCGAGTTTAAACAGGATATCCACGTTGACTCCACCCTTGTATAGATCTCTTTTATAAAATTTATCATTGCCACTCAGCTCCTTGAGTACACCCAGATTAAGTTTATCTGTTTTACTCGGCTCGTTTAAAATCACATGGCGTAATCCTTCCATGTGTTCCCACTCAGCCGTAGCTCCTGATGATTGAGACCGAGGTCCGGTTAAAACAGATGTCGTTTGACTCTTCATGTAATCTCCAAATGATTTCCCGAGCAAGTCCATCACCATTGATTTGCCATTGTTGCCCACTCCTGTATGAATTAGAACCTGTTTTCTAACGTTTCCTCCATGTAAAAGTTCTGCCACGTATTCCATAAAGAAAATATACAGTTCCTTGTCGGGAAAAATCTGAGATAATATTTCCTGTACTTCCAAGACTTCCGGATGCCCATATGAGTATTCTTTAAACTCGTATCCTGTTGACATTGACACACGATCAGAAGGAAGTCCTGCTCGAAATTTTAACTGGTCTTTCGAGACATCCAGAATGCCATTTTTAAAGTGTAAAAGATTGGGATTTGTATCGAGATCCTTGAGAAAGTGTTCGTTATGAAATATTTCCATACACTCCTTCATCACGTTGGCTTTGAAGGGAGCTGATTGTAGATTTGCAATGAGTTTTTTTACATTCTTTTCCCTCTTATCCACCTCATCACTGCCCTCTTTGGAGATTTCTTTCCCCATTTGTTCTGAAATTTTTTGGCGGTATTTCCGAAAGATAATCACTAAATCATCCGTGATTTTTTTACTCAATGTTGTCCCATGATCATCTGGGCTCCATCGATGGCCTTCATATTTGAACCATATTTTATCCTTTACCGATGGGCATACAAACTCATCTACACATCGTTTAAACATCATTTTTGCCAGTCCATTATGTCCTCCATTTAAAATTTCCGTGTATTGATCATTTATACTTTTGATTGCCAGTTTCTTGTATTGGGATGGGCTATCTTGTTTAGCATAGTATCGTAGAGACCCAATTGACATGTTCTTTTTTTCCATCTTGCTCCACGCAAACATGCATGATTTTTCATCAAAGTTTTTCTTGGACGTTTGTTTCGAAAAGATTACCCACAAGTCATATGCTTCCTGACATCCATCTCCAATGTTATACAATATCCATCCAATCTGCATCCAGTCCTCATACGCATCAGCTCGTTCCGGTTTAATTAACTTTAGTAATTCACTGGCCTTTCCAAGCATAACAGGAACTGGAACTCCTTCATCTAGTTTTGTGCTCTCATGAGCAGACTTTAAACTGGCAGTTGTTATGATTTCCAACTGCGGAATTACTTGGCAGAGTGGTTTTTTTCCGAGAGAAGAGATGGATAAAATCTGGGGAAGATAGTATTCTAATTTATCCTGTTCCATTTTGATCTCGTCTTCCTGTGCATCATATAGTCTGTAATTACAAAGAGCCTGTGAGAGAGTAATTTCTCTACATTCATCATTCAATATTTTTGTGACTGAATAAAACTGCGGATTATTGTTTTTACGGGAACCATACATTAGCCACTGTTGATGTGTGCTACTTTTGTCTATAACACTTGCTGAATTGGTGATACCAAGAGAAGCAAACACATTGATCTGTTCCATCTGAATCTTAACTCGAGGAATGAGATGAATGTCTTGGTCGACCTGAGACAACCATGTATAGGGAAAATGGATATGAAACCCATGGCTAATTATCCCGTCAGAACAAACAGTTGGGTACTGCTTTTCAAGTAGAAAACATATTCCATTGTCAGGCTGGTATGATTTTAAAATGATTTTTAATTGCTCTTGATATATTCTGATCACTTGAAAAACTTGGTCGTATGTATATAGTTTTTGTTTGGAATCTCTCTGTGTGGTATCGAATGGGATTTTTAAATCTACGTCTACAAAGACGGGGAGATACTGTGTTCTTACATTCTTTTCTGGATGCTCAGCGAGTCCGGCAATAAAATTCGGATTATTATACATCGTATCACAATAAACCTTCCAGAAATCATCCCTCTCATCGGGTTTTATTCTAAACCTTCCCCACGGATGTACCATCGAGACATGAGTGTAATTCTCACCTTGGGCTTTGTTCTCTAATAGAAACTCTCCAAGAACTCTGTCCGTCTCCATATTATATTATATGGGATTTTAAATATAAAATTTTTATTTTCCACTCAAAAGACAGTTCTAAAATGAGAAGTGTTTCTTGTTCACAGATATAATAATGTCAATATAGAGACCTTTATTGTCTAATAATGTATTGTAAATGAAATCATTTTTACAGAGACAAGAATAAGAAATTTTTCATTAGGTTGATTTAAAATTTTACAACACAAGACAAGATGGAAGCCGACCTTGATTTAATCTATCAACAAAAGACTACTGACTCACAAAGAGCTGAAGCCGAGAACTTTGTGAAGAAATACCATGATGTTTATATAGGACATTATCTTCTGGGGTCTGTGCTCTCTATTCAGGGAGAAGCAAAAAATGCTCAGAAGGAATTTCAAACATGTATCTCGTTAAACCCGCAATTTATTGATGCATATCTTGACCTTGCCATCTCATTATATGGACAGAAAAACTATCCTGAAATGTTGAGGTGGGTTCAAAAGGGACTAGAAGAAAAACCAACCCCGAAACTATACAATCTCTTGGGGATTTATTACAAGTCTATCGAGAACCTTTCCGAGGCAAATATAGCATTTTCAAAGGCATTAACTCTTCCTGAGATAACCCCGCAAGAAACATATTTGATTCTGGCCAACCTCAGTTCTGTGCTATTTGAAACTCCAGATTATACGAAAACATTAGAGGCAATTCAACGGGCATTTTCTATCGAGGAAAAGGAAAAGATAGAAGATAAGAACAGTAAATCTACTCTCATGGTGAATTTAGCGATGCTCAAGTTTTCTCTTAAACAGTATGTAGAAGCCGAAAAATACTTTCGTTTAGCATTGGAATTACCCATGTCTCTAGCATTGAGATATTCATGCCTGAATAATTATGCTTCCATTCTATCGTCATTGGGAAGCCCTATTGAGGCACTTAAAGTATATGAAGCCATCTTGAGCAAACAAACATTTCCTCTACAAACAGACACCAAGGATGGTCAATCTATGTTTGAAATATTCCAAAACAAAATATATGCCATGAATTTTCTTCCCATTATTCCCCGCCAAGTGTACGAGGAACATTTAAAGATTAATGCAGTGATTCCTTCTGTTTCGCAGTTCCCTCATATACATTCCGAGTCAATGCGAGGAACTCGTAAAATAAAGGTTGGGTTTGTTTCTGCCGATTTTATACAGCATCCTGTCTCATTCTTTCTCCTACCAATCATTCGTAATTATAACAAGGACAAGTTTGAGATGTATTTCTATTCCAATAACAAGACAGAGGATGAAGTAAGCAAGTTGTATCGTTCTCTCGGTGTTCATTGGATATCAATCATAGGGAAACCTGATGCGGATGTAGCAAACCAAATTCAAAGCGAAGGGATTGATATTCTTATTGATTTAGGCGGACATACCTCAGGAAATCGTCTTGGGGTATTTAGATACAAACCTGCTCCAATTCAGATTACATATCTTGGGTATCCAAATACGACGGGATTAAAAGAGATGGACTTTCGAATTGTAGATAGAATTACCGACAATCGATTCACTCAATGTTGTTCTTCGGAAACACTAATGTTTATGCTCAAGTGTTTCCTGTGTTATGACTTGGAAAATCTCCCGAATAGTATTCCACGGCCAAAAGAGTCTCCAATAGTTTTTGGTATCATGAACAAGTTGAATAAATGTAGCCCAGAATGTCTGTTGATTTGGAAACAAATCTTTCAGGCTCTTCCAGACTCTAAAGTTCTTTACAAACCTAGATATCATTTGATGGCAGAAGACGAAGAACTGTTCATGAAAGTATTGGGAATAACCAAGGATAGATTGATTCTTGTTCCTCCTGCCGATACACATTCAAATCATATGAAGGTTTATGACCAGATTGATATTTGTCTAGATACATTCCCGTATTCTGGAACGACAACAACTTGTGAGGCCTTGTCCATGAATAAACCAGTCATAACACTGTATCATTCCGGAATACATGCTCATAATGTTAGTTCAAGTATTCTTTCCAACATGGGATGTTTCGACTTGATAGCCAAGTCAGAACATGAATATGTTTCCAAGGCGATTGAAGTGGCGGAGTCTCTACAAAACTATACAGACATTCGAGACAAGTTTGTAGCATCAATGAACCCAAAACAATTTACACGGGAATTTGAAGAGTTATTAATTAATGCTATGTCTATGAAAAATACTTGCTAATCTTTTGTTGGAACCACGAGAACCCCTTGTCCGTATCCATCTTGGCCTCACTCACAGCACTCAACATCTCTGAACAACACACATTTGCCTCGGCTGTGTCCAATACATTCACCCGCTTTTGAAAGTAATATTCGCTCATTTCATTTACAGTCTTTCCTGATGGAAACCCAAACAAGATGGGAGTTAATCGTCCAGCACGGATAAGAGAAGGACATATAGATTTAATCTCTTCAAAGTTGTTTGTCGTGGCGATGATAATGGCTCCTGATATCGGGACGGGACCTTGTAGTAATTCCAGCAAATCTGATATCGTCAGTAATGAGTTGTCCTCGTCTTGATTTACCTTGACATTGTTTCCTCCAGACATGATTCCCTTGAGATATGACTCTTTTAGTTTTTCCTTGAAGAGTTCCCTTCGGTTCATCACGGTAATAGACTTGTCAAACTCATCCAGAACAAAGACAATTTTAGAGGGAGATTGTGTTTGTTCCAGCACACATGGGGTCTTGAAAATCATATGGGCTTCAATTCGGGTGAGCATAGACAGATCCAGACTGATAATATGACGATGAAGACACGAGGCAACTCTAAACGCAAAACTTGATTTCCCTGTGCCGGGAGGCCCGTGAAACAAGTATCCGAGTTGGGTCTGTCCTCCTGTATCTATCAAGGTCTTTGGATTATATTGAAGGGTTTTGATTTGATTCCAAATCATGCTCCTTTGTGGGTGGAAAAAGGTATCGATATATTTTCCTTCCAATACTTTTATATCTTGATGTGGCTCGTCTTGAAAACAAAATGTATTGTTGGTAATCTTGGAGGCTACCGTGGGCTTAATCACCTTGATGTATTGGAGTTGTGTTGATTGTAGCGTGTTGTAATACTCTTTAATCTTGCTAAAATATTCCAAGGGAACCAAGTGAGAAGATGTCATGAAATAAATCGTGATATTAGGGGAAAAAGTTGTCGATGAATGTTCCTTTCCATCAGACATGGACTTGGTCGTCTTTTCAATGGTTTCAAACACATAATATCCATACATTTTAAATGAGTAATCTCGAAACCATACAGGAACTCCATTACCAGAATGGTCAGACAATATCAGTTCCGATTTAGTAGAACATGCCTCTCCTATACTATACGATTTAGGAGTGTCAAAAAACTCTTTATGCTGAGATATATATGTGAGATATATATTGATATCCAATACCTTGTTTAACGACAGAGTATTGTAATGAGAATAAAACAACTTCATCAAGTATATCTTGACCATATCACGAAACATGAACAGAATACCTCCTCCTAAACAACAGAGGAATAAATAATGATAATAGCATAGAGTAAAAGAGATACCTGAAACCTGAGACATTTCAAATACAGATATCATTTTAATGCCTGAAACAATCACTGTAAATAGTGCTCCATACATGGTCATATCCATGTTCCATTTCTTGACAAAGTAAGATGTAATAATCGTGCTCAAGGACACGATTATAGGAGATTCGTTCGTCTGTAATGATTGCATTTTAGATACTTTTAATAGACAATAAAATGCCTATTAAAAATCATTTTTAGAGGGACTGCAAGTACGAAAGAATAGAAGGATGTTTAATAGCAATAGTCATTGCATGTTTTATGTCATCCGCTCCCTTTTCAATCATGAACTTGACAATATCCATATGTCCCCCGTTACATGCATTCAAGAATCCGCCATTCCAATTATTTGCCCCTTTTTCAATCATGAAATTGACCATCTCCATATGCCCTCCTTTACAAGCATATAACATTCCCTCATTCCATTCATCCACTCCTTTTTCAATCATCAACTTGACAATCTCCATATGTCCTCCATAACAAGCATTCAAGAATCCGCCATTCCATTCATCCGCCCCCTTCTCAATCATCAACTTGACAATATCAAAACATTCTGGGTTCTGTATTGTATTAATGTCTCTATTTTCTGTATATAGATTTACTAGCATTGTTTTAAACGATGGTGTGCTACTAAAATAACAAGCAGTCAAGAATCCTCCATTCCAATTGTCTGCTCCCTTCTCAATCATGAACTTGACAACGTCCATATGGCCACCCAAACAAGCAAATCTCATTCCTCCATTCCAATCATTGGCTCCCTTCTCAATCATGAGACTGACAATCTCCATATGTTTTCCTGAACATGCTTCTCTCATTCCTCCATTCCAATCATTGGCTCCCTTTTCAATCATCAACTTTACAATATCTAAATGTCCTTCTGAGCAAGCGTATCTCATTCCTCCATTCCAATCATTGGCTCCTTTTTCAATCATAAGATTTACAATATCCATATGTCCTGCAATACATGCATTTTTCATTCCCTCATTCCAATCTTCTACTCCCTTTTCAATCATCAACTTTACAACATCCAAATGTCCTCCCAGACATGCAGACCATAATCCTGTAGTCCAATCATTGGCTCCTTTTTCAATCATTAACTTGAGAATATCCATATGTCCTGCAATACATGCATTTTTCATTCCCTCATTCCAATCAAGATTCTTTCCCTCATCCCTTGCGTCGTCCATACATTTTAGAACTTGGTTAATATCTCCAGAGAAACAATACGAGGGAAACGAGGACGAGGGAAACATTTTTAATATCATTCTGTAAGTGATATTAAAATCATTTTTATCCACAGGCACATTTCTTTTCCACAATGAACTTGATAACATCTCTATTCCCTCCATTACAAGCATATTCTAATGCCTGAGTCCATTCATCCGCCCCTCTTTCAATCATGTACTTCACAATGTCGATATGCCCACCATCACATGCTTTACACAATCCATTATCCCAATCATCCGCCCCTTTTTCAATCATTAACTTGACCATCTCCATATTCCCTCCTTTACAGGCATTTTCCATTCCACTATTCCACTCATCCGCTCCCTTCTCAATCATGAACTTTACAATCTCAATATGTCCTCCTTCACAAGCATATGACATTCCACTATTCCACTCATCTGCTCCCTTCTCAATCATGAACTTTACAATCTTCATATGCCCTCCTTTACATGCTTTACATAATCCACCATTCCAATCATTTGCTCCCTTTTCAATCATTAACTTTACAATCTCAATATGTCCCACACAAGCACTTATCATTCCTCCATTCCAATAATCCGCTCCCTTCTCAATCATTAACTTAACAATCTCCATATGCCCTCCTTCACAAGCATATGACATTCCAGAATTCCAATTATTCGCCCCCTTTTCAATCATCAACTTGACAATCTCCATATATCCTCCCTCACAAGCACCAGGTAATCCAAAGTTCCAATCATCAGCACCCTTTTCAATCATTAACATGACAATCTCTATATGTCCTCCTTTACAAGCACCATATAATCCAAAGTCCCATAGATGTGCCCCCTTTTCAATCATTAATTCAACAAGAGAACGATGTCCTCCACAACAAGCATTGTATAATCCATAACACCAATCAGTTGCCCCTGTTTGAATCATTAATATGGCGAGAGAAAGATGACCATAAAAACAAGATTCTCTTAGTCCTCCATTCCAGTCAGTCGCTCCTTTTTCAATCATTAATGTGGCGAGAGAAAGATATCCTCCTGAACAAGCACCCAATAGTCCGGTATTCCAATCTGTATTTCCGGCATCAATGAGCCGGACAACTTCCTTCTCATCACCATCTTTACATGCGTGAAACATTTTTAATATCATTCTATAAGTGATATTAAAATCATTTTTATACTGGAGTCATAATAAACCAGTGCATTGTACAAGGGCGTCCCTCTACACAGATTAACATTTTATCCCAGTCAGATAAATGTGACACGATCGGTAGATATGGGTTCTTTGCCCCTTGAGAAATATCGATGATAGTATGTGTTTTTCCACATCGTTCCTTTAAAATAGATGTAATGTTTGGTCTCATAAAGTCGTGTAGTTCAACAATCATCATTGTTTTTCTTAACGAGGGAACAAGATCGGGACGAATCAAGTCCATTTCAAATCCCTCACAATCCATCACCAAGGCTGGATTCTTGAATGGATGTAGCAGTTCTTCCAGTTTTTCCGGAGTACTTTCCAGAGAAAAATCCGACATCACATTGTTTCTACTGGCATTATATTTAGATGTATCAAGCATTCTCTGTTGCACATCAATCATTGTAATCTTTGTCAGAGGACTTTTCCTTCCAATACCAACTCCATAGAAACCTTCACCACACCCAACATTTACAAGACAGTCGGGTTGAGATGAAATCATCTTTTCAATATATGGATGTAATTCACTCTCATAACAACCTAAAAGTTTGGAACCGATATCTCCGTCTCCCCATTGAGCCGACTTGTCGATATACATTCCTTGGAATGGTCCCGTGGCCACAATTCCCTTGGTGAGATTATAAATCTGACAAGTTATTTCACTGCGTCTCTGGTGTGCTACAGAAAAGTAATTCATTATTTAGATGGAACATCTATCTAAATAACATTTACAAAAATAATAATCTATAAATTTCTTTTTCAATACTAATAAGATGAGCAAGGAATTAAAGTTGGAAGATTTCCTGCCAGGATATCCCTTCCTTCCTGATGTCATGGAAAATCTTTCTGATGATTTGTTTGACCTGTATCATGACACATATGATAATGCCAACTTTCGAAAGAAGGAATTCTATCTCTCTAAATTAGAACAAGTCGAACCTCGTCCAAAGGAACCAGGTATCCCGTTAAAACATCAATCATTTCTCGCCAAGTTTTTGTCTCCAAGAACGCTAAATGATGAGATGTTATTGTTCCATGGCATGGGGTCAGGCAAGACATGTTCCGTTGTAATGATTGCCGAGTTGGCAAAGAAAATTAACCCAGCATTGAAGCCGGCATTAGTGTTGGTCAAGGGAGGAACATTGAGAAGAAATTTTATCAAGGAATTAGTGTTTAAATGCACCAAAGGACAATACATTCCTGATAATTTTGATTCTTTAACTAATGAGGAGAAGACGAGACGTATCAATAAACTTGTGGGGCAGAACTATGAGTTTGCTACGTTTGAAACCTTTACCACCCATGTCATTGACAAGTATTCATCTGAGCAATTGAGAAAGACATATTCCAATCGTATTGTTATCATTGATGAGGCACAACATCTCCGTATTCATGCCGAGAAATCTGAAAGAAAAAACTAGATGTCTACCAGTCTATACATCGCTTCCTTCATTCGTTGGAAAACTGCAAGAAACTTATCCTGAGTGGAACACCAATGATTGATCGACCAGAAGAACTGGCTAGCATCATGAACCTCTTGCTTCCTTTAGACAATCAATTGCCTACAGGGAAACAATTCCTCGAAGAATACTTTTCAAAAGGGGATTTGAAATCTCGAGAGAAATTAGAAGATGTTCTTCGAGGACGAGTTTCGTATCTTCGCTCTATGGAATCATCTATTGTAAAACTATTCGAGGGGAAAGTTCAGGCACCATTAAAGAAAATGCCAACTGTTCCGTTGGAAATGTCTAAATTACAAGCCAAGGTATATATCCAAGCATACAATGATGATATTGGTGCTGGTATGTCGGAAGAAGAGAAACAAAAATTAATCCAAAAAGAAGTCAATAAAGAGTCGGAAGAACCTGTGGATGAGGATGAAGAGAAGAAAACAAAAAAGAGGAAAAGGGCTTGTATGACCACTCGCGACAGGCTTCTATGTTTGTCTTCCCTGATGAGACTTACGGGTCTGAGGGATTTAATAGTGGAAAATGGATTAAACAAAAGACGAAACCCAAGATGGGGAAAGATGGTAAGATGAAACAAATCAAAACCAATGAGTTTTCCCTCACAAAGGAATTCACAGACATACTCACAGACAAAGGACGTGCTTCTGTCTCTCAAATCATTAAAAACATCCATACATATTCCTGTAAGTTTGCTCAGGCTATTCAAGAGATTATTCTCCACCCAAAGGAAAATACATTTGTATATAGTAAATTTGTATATGGGTCAGGAGCAATTCTGTTTGGGGAGCTGTTAAAACTCGTTGGGTTCAGCCGAACACGTGCTCGAGAATCTGTAGAAGCCGAAGAAAAGAAGAAAGAAAAGAATAAAAAGGGTGCTCTCGAAAAGAATGCCTTTGGAAAGGACGAAATGACCGACAAAGATTTTAACAACCTTCTCACACAGGAAATGGCAGAGAACCAACAAGAAACTCAAGAGGAGCAAAAAGATATCGAGCCAACGACTGGAAAACGATACGCAATTATTACGGGAGAAACTGCGGGAGAAACTGAGATTGATAGAGTTCTGGACAAGTTTAACTCGTCCAAAAATAAATACGGAGAATATATTCAAGTTATTATTGGGAGTCAGGTCATTGGAGAGGGAAAAAGTCTCAACAATGTGAGAAGAATTATTGTCCTCACTCCACACTGGAATAATTCGGAAACAGAACAAGCCATTGCACGAGGTATTCGTGCCTTTTCACACGAAGACCTTCCAAAGAAAGAACAAGTTGTTCACGTGTATAGATATGTGGCACAAACACCAGCTGTTAAATCTATTGATTCCATCATGTATAAAACGTCAGAGGATAAGGATTTACTTATTAAACAATTGGAACGAGTATGCAAGGAATCGGCCGTTGATTGTGCCCTTAACTATAAACGAAATAAACTTTCATCCGACACAGATGGAAGCCGAGAATGCGAGTATCAATCATGTCAATATACATGCCATGTCTCTGGTATTGGGGCAAATCCCAAGCTCATTGAAGATACATATAATTTATTTTACGCCGAAGATACTATCGAGAATTTGATTCACTCTATTCAACAATTGTTCCGCACAAGATTCTCATATGACTTGGTAGAACTGACGACAAATCTCCCTGATATTTCTCAGATCATTATGATTCGTTCTCTAAAGATGATGATTGAAAAATCCATACCCATTATCAATAGATATGGTCTAACGTCTTATCTACGAGAGGAAAATAATTTTTATTTCTTGGTAGATAAAATCGAATATCCAGCTTCCTTTCCTCTTGAATACTATAATAGATTTCCCAACATACAACCCAAGATACATTTCCCAGACATTGTTTCTATTAGTGAGTATAAATACTTTGGTGACATCTCGAGTAAGATTCAACACCTTGATCCTGTTAAACAGAGAGATGATATTATAAAGATTATTACAGGGCTCAAGACAGACTTGAAAGAAATGTTCTTCGAGTATGCTATTATTGCCAGTCTGTTAAATATTCCTCGGCATGTTGAACTACGTAATCTTATTATTGGTATCTTTACAAACTCTACATTCCAGATGGAAGATGGCTCGTTTGTTTCTCTCATTGATGAGAACAATTCTAAATGCCTGCCGTCTAAAGCTATCAAAGACTTTACAAAATCCAAGGATGTTTCCGTGTTAAAATGGAGAGCATGCAATGACAGTGATAAACAAACAATCTCATCTCACAAGACTGGTATTAAATCTTCATTAGAAAAGAATGAGTATGGATGTTATGGCAAGGTGGGAGAGAATCAAAAGTTCCGAATCAAGTTCTTGGAGGAACACAAAGATACCCGTAAAAATTCTACTGGTATTGTATGTAGTACCATTAATCCCAAGGAAAGAATTTTCGAACTCCTAGTCAAGGTAAAGGCTGATCCTCCTGATCCATTGAACATCAAAGATAGAGCAAAACCTATACGAGAATTGTTGTCAAATAAAAAATTACCATATACAGAAAAACAACTACTCGCTCTGACACAGAAAGACTTTGAGAGGATATACTATTGGAATACCAAGGTTCAAAAACAAGTGGCTTGTAAAGCCCTACAAGACTGGTTCGAACAACATAATTTATTAGTATACGAAGAGTCTGACAAGAAAAAGAAAAATGAAATTGATATAGGGCATTACTATAAGGTATATTTCTTTGACATGAACAAGACAGTGAATCTAATTTCGGCACAACCTGTGCACATCTCCCAATCTTTTTCTTCTTCTCCACCTCCACCTCCTCTTTCATCTGTTCCTCCACCCATAAGTTCAGGCGCTTCGGTTCCTCTTTCATCGGTATCCTTTACATTCTCTATGATTGCCACCAATGAACCAGAAAAATGGTTTTCATTAGGGCATCAAGATGAGATGAATAAAAATTTTTCAGATGCTGTTTTACATTATACACGAGCTCTTGAGTTGGGCTGTCAAGAAGCCGAGGAGAGAATTATTATATGTCAACATCGATTCCAACGAGAACAATTTCTTACAACACTGGACGAAGTTTCTCGTGGAAATTACTTTTTGGAATTTATGTTGGGGTGTATGTATGAGAGTGGAATTGGAGTGGCAAAGAATATGAACGAGGCTATCCGATTGTTTCAGAAGGGGTCTCGTCGGGGAGACTACTCTTCTATGATGAAACTAATGACCTTGCAGTTAGAATCGGGACTCAAGTAATCTGGCATTTTTATGAGATGACATCTCATAAAAGGCAATTTATTTCTTTTATTCCGTGTTAAAACATTATTAGTTTATATAAATGACTTCAGAAAATGAACTGGGAATACACGAGTTGGATCTAAACACTATACACCCGTTGAGTGTCTCTGATACGAAACAAGGAGCAAAATATATAGCAATAGGAACATCTGGTTCAGGCAAATCAAGCGTCGTCAAGGCATTGATATACAGTAAAAAGGATATCACTCCTGTCGGTCATATATTTTCTGGCACAGAAGATAGCAATGGTTTCTTTGGTGAGTTTTTCCCTTCGACCTTTATTTTTAGAGCCGATGATTTACAATCATTTATTGACCTCAAGACAAAGGATCCAATGGCGTATCAACAGAATCCTGTTGTAAGGTTCAAAGAACGGCAGAAAATTGCCGTTCAATATTTAGAACCAAAAGAACAAAATCCATGGGCATTAGAGGTATGGGATGACTGTACAGCAGATACCAAGTTTCTCAAGAGACCAATTGTGAGTGATATTTACAAGAACGGAAGACACTGGAGGATGCTTCACATCTCTACATATCAATACTGTATGGATTTACCGACGAATGTTCGAGAGAATATTAACGGGGTGTTTATTCTCAATGGAGGAAACGCCAAGACAGTGGAAAAGATATACAACAATTACGTAGAAGCAAGTATCGACAAGGCAGAATTCAATGATGCTCTGGCTACTATCGCACAGGATTATACAGCCTTGTATATCAATAAGAAGTCTAAATCTGGGAAAATCGACGACTCGTTATTGTATTATCGTGCCGACCTTGAAAAGATACCACCGTCTTGGAAGTTTGGCTGTAAAAGTTTCTGGGACTTTCATTATGCTAGAGGAATGATGGGACCTCAGGATAACTTTTCTGTAGGAGGATAACCGACCGAACGTATGTGAGGATGGAGTGAAAGAGGAAGATTTTTCAATTTTGTGGGCTTTAACCCCACAAAATTCTGCTCCTCATGCTTCGTATATATTTAAGCAGCATCATCGATATCCGAGTCTGAGTCCGTATCCGTATCAGTGTTCTCCTCAGACAGTATAATCTCATTTATAATCAAGTCTGACATGTTTTCAAGATCGATAGCCTCAATTGACATGGGAAAGAATTCCAAAGGAACATCCATTGGAGACACTGGTCCCGCACTTACAATCACTTCAACAACTACTTGGTCAGCACGCATCTTCTTATAGTATGTATTGATATTCAGTGATAAACCACCTATAAAACTGGGAAAAATCATTTTTTCCCCTTTCCATCGAGCCTTCGCCTTTGGCTCGCATTTATAACTGAACAATCTTGTCAAACAATCCATGCTCTGTTTGATGTGAGACCATAACGACTAGTTTCCGATCTGAAAAGTCATCCTTTAATGTATAGAGGATATTTTTCGAAGCATCATCGTCAAGACTAGAAATAGACTCATCCAGCATCAACAACTCTGAGCCGAAAATGTTATTCAAGGACAAGACGATACTCAATACAACTCGGTCATACTCTCCTCCACTCAATGACTCGATATCAATATTCTCTCCCTTGTATCCCACAACAATATCAATACAATTCTTAATCTCTTTTTCTTTGTCTCTTTGAACGGACGAATCTCTACTGTAATGGGATTATCAGGGAAAAACTTTTCCAGATAGGCATTCATATGATAATTAATGTTATTACAAGTCTGGCATACCAATACCGTTTCAGTGTCCTTTATTTTCTTGGAGAATAGTTCGTGTAGAAAGAGTCTTCTCTGAGAGTCTTGTTCCTCTTGTTTAACATTTTCTACCTTGCTTTTTTGTTCCGCATACTGCTCTTGTTTTTGTTTGTAAATCATATAGAGCTGGAGGTTCTTGTCGTCCTCTTCACATTTTCGTTCGATATCAGACTGTTCCTTGATTTGTTTTTCAATATCTATCAACTCGTCAGAGAACTTTCTGGAAGATATCAAGATTTTTTCCAACGCTATCGCTACCATATTAGAGTCTTGTTGTTGTTTAATCAATTGCTTCTCCAACGACTCGCGCTTTTCCTTTTCGATTAGTAAATCAGACTTTTCCTTTGTAATTTGTTCTATTGTATTGTCCATATATTGAGCCAGATACTTGTCTGATAATTGAACTGATGTAATCTTGCTATACAGAGTATCCTTTTCCTGAACAAGAGCATCAATCTCCTTTCCAAGTTTAACGACAAGTGGAGAGGGAACGGTGCTGATTTTTGCCTTTTCAATTCCAATCTCTTTTAGTCGAGTCTGACATGCTCGTTTCTGTTCCACTAGGATATTCAACTCAGAGATGAGTTTCCCCAGAAGAGTACAAGTAAGTTGGGTTTGTTTTTCCTTTTCAATCTCTACGATAGAGTCTTCCACTCCCTCAAATGAGGAATCGAGATTCATCTTGTTGGTTTTTACAAGACTTGATAGAGAGACAATTTCCATTTGTTTTTTCTTTAGCACTGCCGACAACATTGGGTTATCGATTTGTTTTTTCAATAAACTTTCCTGAGAAACAAGAATGCTATACTCCTTGAGTTTTCCTACCAGTTCATTAGATATCCTCTTGCTCTCTTCTTCCTTGTCTAACAATTCCTTTTCATCTTGTGGTTTAAAATCAGCCTGCAACTCTTTTAATTGTTTCTCCAATAGTTTATGATGGGAATCTTCCTTTTGTAATCTCAACAAGGTTTTTTGAGATGAACTAATCTCTAATGTTAGTTGGGCAAGTGTCTGACTGGCTTCATGTTCATCGAGAGGAGAAAGGGAATCTTGGATCAGTTTATTCTTGTCCAACCTCAATGAGACAGAACAATTGGGGCAACAGAACAACTGTTTTCGTTGAGAAATGAGACGAACTTGTTCCTTATCTTGGATAATTTTATCATCTAATGTTTTAATATCATCTTCGCTTATGGGTTTGATAGAGTTCAATTCAGATTCTATCTTGCTTATTCTGGATATCAGACCAAGACACTTGGTTATTTCTTGTCTTGTCTTTTCCTCTTGTTTGTATTGGGTATCTAGTTCATCCTTTTTAAAGAGAGACAGTTTGTCTTGTACTTTTTGATACTCGTCTCTCAAGGCAGACTTTTCCTGTTCAGACAAGTCGTTAAAGAGTTTCGTTTCCTTTTCCAATTGTTTTTCCAAGGTTTGAATCTCGGTCTTTTGAGAGAGATATTCAGATATAGTTTGGTAATTCTCCACATCATCTTCTAACGAACTCGGGAACGAGGCAAGTTGTGTTTTGACGTCCGTTTCCTTTTGTAATACAGTCTTGAGGCTTTCCTCCCTTCTAGTTTGTTCTTCATGTTCCAATTGAGACTTGGTACTGGTTTTCGTGGCAAGATTAGATGTGATTAAATTCAACTTGGTTTCCAACTCTTTTTTCTTGTATAAACAAGATAGAAACTCGATCAACTCCGAGTCAATCACCCGATACTTGTCTCGTTCTATTGTGAGGAGAACAAGGCTAGTTTCTATTTTTTGTTTCTGTTCCATCAAGGAAGTTCTCTGTGAAAGAAGAATCTGTTCTTTGGAAAACTCTTCCTGAACAAGTAGCCGTTGTTTCTCTAGTTTCTTTCCTCTCTTTTTAGCATTTGCCCATCGTACTGTATGATTCTTGACGGACTTGTCCGAGTAGGTTTTCCGGAATGGAAACGCCACAATTTCAGGTTCTTTTAATAGGAGAAATTCCTGCTCTATACATTCTCGTTTACCAACAATCTTATTTAGAGTCTCTTTATACACTCGAATCTGGTTCTTGACCTTGTCCTTGATTGTATGGATATCATCCTTACTCGACATGAGTTTTTCCAGAAACTCCATCTTACCCGTAGGAGGAAGGCTTAAAAACGAATTGACCATCTTTTGAGTGATGAATGATGTGAGGGTAAAGTTGGTTCCAAAGTGTTCGTCAATGATGTTTTGAGCCACTTGGTCTTCATATTGCTGATCACGATACATCAACACCAGTCTATTGGGTCCCTTGGTTCTGGTAATATCAAATGACTGAATCACTAGATGTACAGAACATTTCTTTTCTCCATGCGAGATAATCTTTGTTCCCACTCCATAGAGGGCAAAATGAATGGCATTTAAAATTGTACTTTTTCCTGCACCTGAATTACCCGATAACAATACCAGTCCAGTTTCAGGGAATTCGAACCGCTCCTTTTTCCAACAACGGAAATTTAAAAGTTCTAGAAGCATTTTTTCTCTATACCTGATTGGTATAGAGAAATTCATTTTTATGAGAGACTTTAAAAGGCTAATATCGTTTTCAGTTGAGCCACAATAGTGGGGATATCTTCCTGATAAAATTGCCAATTTATCGACGGTGAATAGTTGTATGTTGTTCCATCGTAATAAATTCCGGCAAGATACGAGACTTTATTGTTTCTTGGCTGGGACAAGCCTGGCGTAAGGCGGTTTAAAATTTCCTTTACATCCGGCTTTGTATAGATATCATTCTGTTCCCATTCTGTTCCATATTTTCGTTCGATACATGTCTTTAGTTTGTTCATAAAATAGTTATAGCCTTCTACGGAAAATGATATCCCTGAATAGCCATAAACATTATACTGGCAACTCATATCTGTTAGAACATGATCTTGATTGATAATGGTTAATAACTCTGCTAACTTTTCATCAACTTCTATCTGAAACTTCATAGAACAAAATACCTTCTTCTCTTCGTCTGACAAATGTTTACATACCTCGGGATCGTATCCCACATCAATCGTTTTTTGTGGATGATTCCCTCCCTTTGATCTATCAAAATTTGGAACACATCTTTCCCGATATTGTTCATCTGAAATCCCATCAATTTGTGCTATACGATGGATAAACTCGCTAGTCTTTTGTTCGTTTGTCATTGCTGGTTTTTATTTCTACCGGAAAATCTTTTTGAAAAATCATTTTTTATTCACTACACGAGCGACATACATTTCCAAACAAACTCTCGGCATTTTGGTGTTGAAGTTTCCCATCCCGAGAATAATAAATATGAGTATAGACTTGCTTGGTCTTGTCTTGTTCGTTATAGTCAGGATTCATCTGGATTTTCTGTCTCTGTTTATCTGAAATATGAAGTAGAGAATAAATAACATTCTTGTCCGTGATTGGAGAGAGATTATACTTGCTTCTTAATATCCAACTTAGGGCTCCTGATGCCTCAATAATCCATCCTGAAGTAGACATTAGTTGAACGATTTTTTCAATCATCTTGTCTTTACCCTCACGAGTCGAGTCATGTGCCACGAGACTTATTTTATTTGTATTGGAGAGAAGTTTATACATTAATACCGATATAATCTTTTTGTTCCGTTCGAGATACATGATGGAGTCAGAATAGTTTGCCAGTTCCTGTGGAGAGTCGAGCCATAGATCTAAATTCGCCTCTGAATAAGACCGAGCATACATGTTGTAAATCTGGGCAAGAGTGGCTTCGTTTAGGTCTCGAGTCTTGGTTATCTTCCATTCTGAAGTTCGAGGAGAAGACTTTCGAGGAGGAGAAGAAGGTTTCTTTTGAAATGTTGAATAGAATGTTTTTGTGGGAGTTTCATTTTCCTTGTATGAAATAGGAACAAATTTAAACCCATTCTCCTCAAACAACTCTACCCATCTCTTTTTACTTTGAAATACAGGGGGACTTTCCTGCTGTCTATTGTATATCACTGAAGTCATTGTGTGTTCAATATCACCTATTAATTTATCTTTGGGATCTTGGGAAATATCATTTTCTTGAATGACAATCAGACCGTTCTCTGTCATGACCCTATATAGTTCTTGTATTTTATCTTTTAACTGGGAAACATGGTGAAGAACTTGAAAGCAAGTAATGAGAGAAAATGTTCCATCTTCAAATGGTAATGGTCCTGATGAATTGACTGGAACTACACTATGTAAACATGGTTTGATATCACAACACACAGACCGATCTGGTGGTAGATGTAGATGTTGAGCAATGGATTTTCCAACTTTCCCATCACTGCCTCCAAAGTCCAGATACTTTCCTACTTTAGGAATAGAAGAAAAGACTGGTTGTAAATCAGAAATATAGTCGTATGGAATCATCGAGTCTCGTTTATACTGTTTAAATGCCGAAAGAATTTCCTTATCAATCTTGTCCTTGTGTGCCTGTAAAATCTGACGAATAACCTTGGCATCATATATCGTTGTATATCGTCGGAGCAAGTCGACGAGTTCGGGAGAATCTATAACCATTGAAATTTGTCTCTCACTGTGTGGGGGTATATAGATGGTTTTCTTGGTTTTACTTGCTCGTTTCAATGTGTCATTAAATATAGCAGTTTCAAATTGTCTTATTGCACCTGATATGATAGGGAATTGTTGCTTTATTTTTGAGATGACGTTCAGTGTTTCGCTTTCGCTCGTTGGTTCGTCGAGTGCTTGTTCCAATTTAGAAAACATATCACTTGCTGTTAGGCGTTCATTATGTTCCTGAATACGCTTTAGTGTATAATAAAATGTATCATTTGTTGTATATCGATTGGAATAGTCCAAGAATGTTTTATAGTTTTCGTATAGGCTTATATATTGAGATATCTCTCCTCTCCTGTGCTCGGTATCCCCTTGTATTCTCTCTTGTAATTCCGCCAACTGAGATTGAACGTCCTCTTCATATTCGACATCATTTCTCTGATACTTGTTTTGGTTATCTCTTGTTTCTTGTTCCAAGAGGTGGAGAAGTGAAGAGAACATGGGTGAAAATTGCATATGAAATTCTTGTTGTAAATGTTGGTATGTACGTATCATGTATTGGTTAATCACTAGGCTATGGTAGTTTTTTGGAGCACACGATACTGGAGCGATATTTTCTACAGGCTGTTTTAATATACCATATAAATCTATTTTTGATTGATATATTTGAGAGATGGAATCCTGAGGAACTACCTTTTTAAATTCAGTCACGGTATGGTTCCATAATTGAGGCTGGTGTGATTTCATCCATGATAAGAAATCTCGTGGAGATGTCTGGGCTAATCGTATGTGTTGCTTACCAAATGTAAAGTATGTCTTTTCCATCTTCATCATGGCTTTGTTGATTAGTGTGTCGTCGTCTTTTTTGTGTGCCTCAATCAGACCATCCACGTCTTCCTTGTCTAAATAATAGTCCAATATCCATGATAATCTTTTGAATAGGCGAGGTTTTCTATCGAAACAGTGATGTAAAATATACATGAGAAGTTTATACATGTCTATGCCTGTATTTGTATTGATATTATCTACTCCCTGTATATCAAACATAATTCCCATAGGAACACCATGATATAGAAAATGAGAATGCCCGTAATCGATGAAAGTAGGAATAACGTCTGTCTTAATTTGATACGTTATTCCATCCAATTCATAACGAACATCTTCAGCTCCTTTCAAAGAGGGTCTTAGTATAATATTTCCCAGATGTAAGTCGTTATGTGTAAAGGAAAATTTATCTTGGGCTACCTGAAGAGCCATGAGAATCTGTATTATATAACTCACTAACCGTCGATAGTCTGTTTCGGTATCCTTAATATCAATAATAAACGAAAACAGGTCTTCTCCATTTATCTTTTCAAAGATAGTATAGTACTGTAGGTCGTTGGTAGAGGAACAAAAATCTTCTTTTGCCAATGAAAGAGTATTACATTGAAAGAGGGAAAATACATACATGAAGTTGCCTATACTTTTTCTTAGTTCATTCGTGCAAGCAATGCCCACAAAATACTCGTATAAAATAGATAGATCAGCAAATTCCGGAGCACTCTCTTTTGGTTGCCCCGTCTTGAATATGAGGGAATTAGATATAGATAAAAAGTCCGAGGTAGCTACATAGCCGTAAGAAGATGCCACTGGAAGTCGTTTTAGGTTTTAAAAACCTTTACCACGTCGTGATACAAGATGGGGAAAACGCTCTTGACTTCTTTCCTATCATACACAGATATCAGATAATCTAGCACATCCTTGACCAGTCGAATCTCTGACTCGGTCATGTATGTTTTCGTAAGAATCTGTTTAATGTAGTCATCATTCAGTGTAGATGAAGAGTAATTATTCTGGACGAGTGATGAGATGATGTTGGGTTTTAATTTCTCCTGTTTGACCGCTTCAATAATGATGCTTTTCATCAGGTCTTGGTAAGACATAATGAGGGTTCCAGTTATATGTTGTAAACATAATTTAAATTTATTATATTTAAAAACATATACACATAACAAAGAATATGTCTGCCTCTCTGGATAACCTTCTAAAGAACCTTCAAGTAGCTACCAACGTCCAAGATACCACCCCGTATGTAGAGTATATTTTCAAAAAGATTGGTCCCAACCTTTCCCTTAGAATTAACCCTATGGAAATTCCCAACCTTATTAAGGAGGGCATGGAGTTGGTGGAAAAGTTCAAGAATAATCTGTCAGGAGACCAGAGAAAAGGTGTGTTGATTTCTGTAATGAAAAAGGCAGTAGATGGTTCTCCTATGGATGATGAGCAAAAGAAATGGTGTAATATCTACCTAGACTTTGGGGCATCTGCTACGATTGATGTCATTTGTAGCGTGGCCAAGGGTCTGACCAACATTAACAAGGAGTGTTGCCGGTCCTTCTGGTGTTGTGGCAAGTAAAAATGATTTTACAGGAACAATATTATATGATTGTAAGAAAGCAGCTAAAGGTATTAAGAAAAGCAAGTTCAATGATGAATTCAAAAATGTTTCAAGCATGCAAAGCCGGTGATGAGAAGGAAGTATTACGACTGATTGAAACTGGTAATCATGATTGGAAACAAGGATTGTGTGGTGATTGTTATGGAGGACATCGTTCTCTTGTGGATTTAATGATTGAAAAAGGGGCGAATGATTGGAATAGAGGATTAATATGTACTTACCATGGAGGACATTCTTCCCTTATGAAATTAATGATTGAGAAAGGGGCGACTGATTGGAAGTGGGTATTACAAGCTTACACTTTCTGTAATGATTATTCCTTTGTAAAATTCATGATTGAAAAAGGGGTGACTAACTATTACAATCTCAATATTCCAGAGTTTGTAAAACATTCATGAAGAAGAGTTGATTCTATTCTCTCGACTCCCTCATCTTCTTCCTAAATTAAAAGAGGCTCTATTAAAAAGGGTAGAAAAATATCATGAACATACAAGGAAACTCACGCAAGAACTCGTCTCTCTTTCCGTTTTAATTCCCGACATTGTTAGGCACATTATCGTACCATATATAAGATATCTAGAGTAAAAATGATTTATTTTATCAGAGAAAAGTATCTGATAAAATGGCTATAAGCGAAGAGACAATAACCCGATTACGCCATCGGGGATACAATGATGAAACTGTATTCCTCTGTTCTTGTTATAGAGGGTGTATAGAGACTGTGAAATGGATGATTGATGAAAAAGGAGTAAAGAACTGGAATAGAGGACTAGAATGGGCTTGTTGCCATGGGCATATGAATGTTGTAAAACTCATGATTGAACATGGAGCCAATAATCTTATACCACTTTCTTTGCCGGAATTTATAGAATGGATTCCTGAGGAAGAACTACTACCATTTTATAATCTTCCACATCTTTCTCCTGTATTGAAAGAACAATTGAACCCACGAGTAGACAAGACTACAAAAGAGATTCTAAAGAGTATATTAGATTGTGAGGTAATCTTGCCTGACATTGTAAGGCATATTCTTCTTCCGTATATACGAAAATGATTTTAATTTAAAATCGTTCCTATATTATAAAATGGATCCGTCAATAGCCACCAAGTTTCGAGTCAAGTGTATTCTCAACAAGCATGTTCCTAACCTTTCTGACCTAAAAAGTCCTGAGGAAGTCAAGAGAATTATAGATAGTATCACTGACATTGTTCAGATTATTTTCCACAAGAAATCAGGAGATATTTTCCGTCTCATTCAAGATGTATCTGTTGTTCTAACATGTCTCCGTGAATTATCCTTTGAAACCCGAGAAGAAATTCTCACGGATATCTTTGAATACATTGTTCGTATCTTGCATATGATGTCTTAAAGATATATGTCCACAGTATATAATGTCTGTTCAGAAACAAATTCGGATCAAACAATTAGAGATTGAGATTAAAAAGTTGGAGATTGAGATTTTGAAACTTAATACAGAGGAAGAATCTGTTCATCATGTTCAACCCGAACATATTCCAGAATGGATGAATAAATTAAATCCACGATTTAGCCCGTCGGGAGGAAGTATTATTATTGATGGAGGAGTAGGTATATGTTAAAATCTTTTCTATTTTAGTGGGCTTTGACCCACCAAAATACTCTTAGGTTCTTAGGTTCGGTTTTGTTGAAGATATAGTTCGTAGGCTACTTGTCGCTCTACATCTGCTTGTTTGTGTGCTCTATCTTCCTTCTCCATTGCTTTTTGTTTCTTGGTCTTCTTCACATCCACCTTTTTCACATCGAAATTAGATACGAATCTAATGGTTTCATCCCGCTTCTTTTGTTTCTTGGTCTTTTTTGCCTCACTTTTCTTCACCTGAGGCTCCTTAGACTCTTCCTTTCCCTCGTTCTTGTTTCCCTCGTAATCACATCCATATCCCCTCTCTTCACAATCAATACCTTCACTGATAATTTCTTTCAGCGCCAAGAGCTCCATGGCATTGAATGATTTCACCAAGGCTAATACTTTTGCATGTGCCTCTTTCTTCTCCTCCTTATTCTCTTCCTTTGCCTTTTCATCACAGTTGGGACAACTTGCTAGACAAAGCTCTACATCATTATAATCTTCTTCTGCCAGTGGATATTTTCTCGCCACTTGTCGGCAATGTTTAGAACGACAGATAACACCTTCACATTCCACACAAAAGAAGGCTTCCCTCACAGTATCCGAGAAAGTCTTGCCACACACACAACAATCTTCATAACCCATGTTTGCTTTATCAATAGGTATCAATAGTATTTGGTGAAATTAGCCCTATAAAATTGGAAAAAATCATTTTTTGGGGGTTCCTCTATGGAGGACAACTTTCCTGCCTTCTTTGCCCACGACATACGATTCAATTCTCTCAATTGTTCCTCGGACAATGAAGCACATGTTTTTATGCTCGATGTCTTGTCGTCTAAATTCCACTTATGAACGGTCGTCGACGAGGTGATTTGGAACGACAATGGAGATACACTCTGTAGATATACAAACATGTCCAATGGAGAACTAATACTTGTTTGCTCATAACTCTTGGAGATGACATCCACATTTAGAGAGATAATCTTGTGATAATTAGCAGACAAGACTCGTCCCAGTTCAATGGCTGATGTAAAGAGAGTTTTAAAGTCAATGTTCTCCATGTCAATGTATCCGCCAATGGTGGCATATCTATGTCGTAGTTCTTCTCTAAAGGAAATAAAGACTGATTTCTGGTTAATGTCCTGTCCTCGAAACATGTTGATCGATTCAACCAATTCCTTTGTACAGAACAACACCTGTTCTTCCGTCAAGTCTTCCAGTACAAACATCTTGTGGATTTCTGTACAGAAAGTTTCAAATACCGGAGAGAAACAACTCGGCTCTGAATAGGAAATGGGAAGAATAATTAGCCCGTTCAATTGTTCCAGAAAATTCGCCCCCAACTCTGTAAAGATCGGGAACGACTTGTATGTCGGACAGTCATTCTTGATATTGGAGATAATTGTCTTGGACACATTATGCGGTAGGCGTTTCCAACCACTCTTTCTCATCACAGGCAAGTGTCGGAAAATCTTTTGAATTTTACCCGAAAGATATGTATATGTATCATTCTCCTCTTCAATGTAATAGAATAGAGACAAGAGAAAGTGATGAATATCGGCCAGACGGTCAAAGATTGTAGTTTGAAATCCATGGTCATAGTTATCTGTGCTACTATACATGGGATTGTTTTCAGTTCCACTGGAATGTGATATACCCATGTCAATAAGAACAGGATAGAACCCAAAGGTGGGAACACAGAAATCCTTTCCCTTTAATCTATATACAAAGACAGAATTGGGATCACATTGTTGTAGTAGAACGTTTCCCAGATGTAAATCGTAATGGGTAAAGCGGAAAAATGTCTGGGCAATTTCCAGAGCCATCATGACCAACAGAATCTGAGACATGATGATATGTTTATCTTCACACCGACGGCATAGTCTATAGAATGGTATTCGCTCCACACATTCCAATAGTAAAATATTCTTGGGAATAAAATCCTCGGCATCAGAAAAGAGAGTAATTGGATTTTCTGTGGAGTCTTTTTCCTTTTTTCCTTCTCGCATCCGTTGTCGTCCTCTGTTCCGAGCGGATGCGAGGCACCGTCGTCGCTTCGCTCGTCATCATCTTCCTCCGTGCTCCGCACTTGCTCGTCGTCCTCTGTTCCATCGTCCTCTGTTCCATCGTCCTCTGTTCCGAGCGGATGCGAGGCACCGTCGTCGCTTTGCTCGTCGTCCTCGTTTTGCTCGTCATGAAGTTCAAAAAATTCCAATGGTATATCTACATGCAACATTCCAAAAGTCCTCATGAAATGCGGGCAGAATTTCCCAATTTCATTGAATTGTTTTACAACTAAATGTTCGTGCTCTATTCCCTGATTAATGTCTGTAGAAACTTTAAAGACAATAGGAAGTTCCATACATTTTAATAGGCCTACAATACCCTGAACTCCTTTCGTGTCAAATGAACGGATATATTTCAGGAGATTTCCAATCTGTTTGTTTCGTTTTCTTGACTTGGTTGTCTTCAACCGTGTATATAGGGCATCTAATTCCCGTTTTACCTTGTCAAATCTCTCTTCTCGTTGAATAAAGGTGGAAGGCTCACTCATTAGTTAGTCTTTTATGTCTTAATATGTCAAGACATAAAAATCAAAAAAGAAATTCCCAACTATAACGTATATAAAGACAGTGATAAAAAAATCTTTAGTATATAGTAAGAATGGATTCGAAATATTCATACCCTTATTGTGTTAGACCATTATATTACATTGAGACGGAAGAGCAGGCAGGAAACTGTGGAAAATCTACCGGCTTCATTTATGCCCTTGTATTTTCTCTTTTAGTGGGCTTATTAGGGTTTCGGTTCCTTTACTACAAAGAAAATGATCCAATAAGAAAAAGATACATAGCCTTGGGAATTATCGGAATCATACTTGCTGGTCTGGTTATGATTCCGATATATCTCCAGAGCGGATATAAAGTGGCCTTTAAAGGATATGCGGATATTAAAACCAAGTTGGAGAGAGAAGGTGTAGACAAATACAAGGCAATTGAATTTATTCAGGGATTAAATGCTGGATCCTCTCCAAACTATACCGGTATATATAGTGCCCAGACTCTTGCCACAGTACTTATGGCTTCCAAGAAAGGGAAAGGAACATCCGAAGAGAAAAAGAAAGAATAAAAAAAATCTTTTCCTATATCAATATCAATATACCATGTCTGATTATGTTAGTATGAAGAATCTACTGCTCAAGAATCAAATCATGACACCGGCGATATTAGACAAGATTCGTTCTGGAAATTTATCTCTACAAGATTTACAGACAGAGGAATCCCCTCTACAAGAATTGTACCGTAATACCTACAAGTATCTTGAGTTCCCGCCTGACCTAACTCCTCCGGCACGACAGTTGGCAAGAGAGTTGGGTGATAATGATATCTCTATGGAAGCCAATAACCTGATTCGTAATCAGAATGCTTGGTAAAAATTTATATATAAAAAATCTTTATATATAATAAGTCATGGGTAGCATGTCAAAATCTAAATGCCTGTCTTATAAAAAGGCGAGCTTATTAAGATATGTAAGAAATACAAACTCAAAAACAGATGGAACCAAGGATGCATTGTGTAAGAGAATACTTGCCCATTTACCAGCAAAGAAGGTTA